AACTCAGGTACAATTACAATTACAGACGCAGCTAATGGAGACATAACTATAGCTCCCAATGGAACTGGAGTTGCTAAAGCAGTAGATGCTGGAGATAACACTGGTGCAATTAAAATTGCAGGTAAAGAAACTATATGGATTCCCGCTGCAGCCATGTACGCTGCAACTACTAATGGAGCTGACGCAGAACAAGTAGAAACAACAGCAACAAGACCAGATATGAAAGTATTTGATTTTGATGCTAGTACAAAACAATACACACAATTTACAATAGCTATGCCAAAATCATGGAATGAAGGTACTTTAACTTATCAAGTTTACTGGGCACCTAGCACGACTAACACAGGAAATGCTATTTTTGGTTTACAAGGTGTTGCATGTGCAGATGGTGATACTATCGATGTTGCATATGGAACAGCTATAGAAGTTACGGACGCCGGTATAGGAACAGTTGAAGATCAACAAATTACAAGTGAAAGTAGTGCTATGACAGTTGCAGGTTCTCCTGCAGCAGGTGAACAATCTTACTTTCAACTATACAGAGATGCAGCGGATGGTGGTGACACATTCACTGGTGAATGTAGAGTTCTAGGTATCAAATTATTCTTTACTACTGACGCGGCTAACGACGCATAAGGAATTTAGATATGAGAGATTTAAAAAATAAACTTACAACTGGTAAGAACACAAAAAACATCCAAGGTAAAAAAGGTAAAATGTTCGGTTATCAAGTCTTAGGATTTGGATCAGGAGCTGATGGTGGTTGGGATGGTTCAGTAGAATATTTAATAGTAGCCGGAGGTGGTGGTGGTGCGGGAAACCAGTCACCAAGATCAGCTTCTGGAGGCGGAGGCGGAGGAGGAGGATATAGAACTTCTTTTCCTGGTTTTATAGGAGTAAAATTAGTTTTAGCAGAGGGTGGCACTTATCCAGTATCAGTTGGAGCTGGTGGTGCAAAAAGTGATAACCCTAGTAACAATTCACAAGGTGCAAGAGGTGGAAATTCAGCAATAACACACCCAACAATAACAGATATAGAAGCAACAGGTGGTGGTGGCGGAGGTGCAGTAAATGCAAGCGGACTTCCTGGAGGCTCTGGAGGTGGTGGTGGAAATTCTCCTAGTAGTTCTTCATCAACGGGAGCTGGAAACACGCCTCCTGTAAGTGCAACTCCTGTAATGCCTGGAGGACAAGGTTATCCGGGTGGTAGCCCAGCAACTAATTATGAATCTATGGGTATACCCGGTGGTGGTGCTGGAGGTGCTGGTACTGCTTCTGAAACTCCCGGTACTCCTACTCCCGGTACAGGAGGAATCGGTTTATCTAATTCAATATCAGGAAGCTCTGTAGGATACGCTGGAGGCGGCGGCGGTGGCGGTGCCGGTTGGGCTGGACACAAAGGCGGCGGTGGAGGTGGACAACCACAAACATCAAGCAGTCGTGGATTTGGTGCTGGTCATGGAGGTGCGGCTGGAAACCCATCTCATAGCGCAAACGCCATAGCTGGTGCTGATAATACCGGCGGTGGAGGCGGTGGAGGCGGAGTTCCAGTTGTAAACCCTATAGTTAGTCCAGCAGCAAATGGAGGTAGTGGTATTGTTTTTATAAGAACTCCAGGAGATGTAAATTTAGGTGTAAGTCCAGGAACTAACTCAGTTGCAACTTTACCTAGTGGAGAAAAAGTAGCAACATTTACTGTTTCAGGGAATTTAACAACTTAATTATTATGGCACATTTCGCAGAATTAGATTCAAACAATATAGTAATAGAAGTTAAAAAGGCTTGTAATATTGATATTCAAAATAATGGTGGAGAACAATCTGAGCAAGCTGCAACACATTTTAAAAGTGTTTGTCCATTATCAGAAAATGGAATTAAATATGTTCAAACTTCTTATAATGATAATTTTAGAAAACAATATGCGGGTGTTGGTTATTTTTATGACTCTACAAAAGATAAATTTTTAAGTCCACAACCTTACCCTTCATGGTCATTAGATAGTAATGACGATTGGCAACCACCAGTACCAGAACCAACAATTACAACTGATGGTTCAGACCCTATAGAGACTGCAGTGTGGGTATGGAGTTATGGTTGGGATGAAGATGTATATCAAGCTGATAATACTAAAGGTTGGAAAGGTAAAAAAATGAATTTAAATAATACAGATCATACTGACACAGCTACTTACTATTGGAACGGAACAGACTGGGTTACTGAATAATTAATTCTTTACTTTTATAATATTATTTAATATAAATAATATTTATATAAAGATTATAAATGAATTTGCAAAATTATTATTATTATTTTCAAAATGCTCTTACACCTAGATTTTGTGATGAGTTGATTAAATATGGAACTTCAAAACAACAAGAATTAGCAAAAATAGGACACTTATCTAAAAAAAATTCTTTAACTAAAAAAGAAATAAAAGATTTAAAAAAAACAAGAGATTCAAATATTACATGGCTTAACGATCGATGGATTTATAGAGAAATACAACCCTATATACATCAAGCAAATAAAAATGCTGGTTGGAACTTTGATTGGGATTATTCTGAAAGTTGTCAATTTACAAAATATAAATTAAACCAATACTATGATTGGCATTCTGATTCTTGGCCTGATCCCTATGCTGATGAAACAGATTTAAATATGAATGGTAAGATTAGAAAATTATCTGTTACTTGTTCTTTATCTGATCCAAAAGATTATAAAGGTGGAGAATTAGAATTTGATTATAGAAACCTTAATCCAGAAAAAAAAAGAAAATTTGTAAAATGCAAAGAAATACTTCCTAGAGGGTCTATCGTTGTATTTCCGTCATTTGTTTGGCATAGAGTCAATCCTATAATAAAAGGTACTAGATATTCTTTAGTAGTTTGGAATTTAGGATTGCCGTATAAATAATATGAAAGTATTTTTACAAGATAATTTTTTAACTGTTAAAGAATGTAAAAAATTAATAAAATTATATAAAGCTTGCCCAACACCTGAAAGATTTAACACAACCTATCCAATGTTTTTAACAATAGGTCAACTACCAAAACTAGAAGAAAAAATTAATAAAATAGGTATGGATATAAATAGATCTGTAATAGATTGGTTTCAAATTGTTAAGTGGCCTTGTCCTAATTTAGGCAAAGATATTCATTACGACACAGCTTCTAATAAAACTACTCTAAGTAGCATTATTTATTTAAACGATAATTATGACGGTGGTCATACTTTTTTTAAAGATGGCACTAGTTTTGCTCCTGTGACGGGTAGAGCTATTTTTTTTGATGGAAATTATTATGAACATGGTGTATCTTCATCAACTAAGAACGACAGATATACTGTAGCAACATGGCTAAAACATAATGAGCTTTAAAAAAAATAAATATTCAATATTAAAAAAAGCTATATCTTCTGAATTAGCAAATTTTGTTTATAAATATTTTCTTAACAAAAGAGAAGTTGCAAAATTTTTATTTGCTAATAGATATATATCGCCTTTTACAGAATATTATGGTGTATGGAATGATGAACAAGTACCAAATACTTATTCACATTATAGTGACATTGTAATGGAAACTTTATTACAGGAAGTAAAACCTATAATGGAAAAACATACAAAATTAAAATTATCTGAAACTTACTCTTATGCAAGAATTTACAAAGAAGGTGATGTGTTAGCTAGACATAAAGATAGATACTCATGCGAAATATCTACTACATTAAATTTAGGTGGTGATTCATGGCCAATATATTTAGACCCAACAGGTAAAAAGGATCAAGCTGGTGTTAAAGTACAACTAGATCCAGGTGATATGTTAATCTATTCTGGATGTGATCTTGAACATTGGAGAGAAGAATTTAAAGGCAAAAACTGTGGTCAAGTATTTTTACATTATAACAAAGCTAATTCTAAAATAGCTAAACAAAATTATTTAGATAAAAGACCATTGTTGGGTCTTCCCTCTTGGTTTAAAAATACTAAAATAAATAAAAAATAAATGAAAAAAATTATAGTTGTAGGTGGTGGTAGTGCTGGATGGATGACAGCTTCTACACTTATTAAATGTTTTCCAAATAAATCTATAACAGTTATAGAAAGCCCGAATGTTCCAACTGTTGGTGTGGGAGAAAGCACTATCGGTCAAATAAGAGGTTGGACTTCTTTATTAGGTATTGAAGATAAAGATTTTATTTCACATACTGATGGTAGTTATAAACTATCAATTAAATTTACAGACTTTTATAAAAAGGGTCATGCTTTTCATTATCCTTTTGGAACACCAAATACTGACAACAATTTATCTGAAATAAATGATTGGTGGTTCAAAAAAATATACAAACCTAAAACGCCTAATTCTGATTTTGCTAATTGTATCTTTCCGCAAATGGCATTAGTAAATGAGAATAAATTTTTTTTTAACAAAGACAATAAATTACCTTTTAATATTAAACAAGATACTGCTTTTCATTTTGATGCTACAAAATTTGGTCTATGGTTAAAAGATCACTATTGTTTGCCTAGAGGTGTTAAACACATTAAAGAAGATATTAAAACAATCGAACAAGATAAAAATGGCATCAAGTCATTAAACAAAAAGTATAAAGCTGATTTGTTTATAGATTGCACAGGTTTTAAATCTTTATTATTAGATAAAACATTAAAAGAAGAATTTATATCTTTTGAAAATTTACTACCAAACAATAAGGCTTGGGCAACAAAAATACCTTATAAAAACAAAAAGAAAGAATTAGAAACATTTACTAATTGTACAGCTATTGAAAATGGTTGGGTTTGGAATATCCCAATGTGGACAAGGATTGGCACAGGCTATGTTTATTCAGATAAATTTGTTGATGACGAAACAGCACTTCAACAATTTAAAAAACATCTAGGTAAAAAAGCACCTAAAAATAAATCTGATTATAAAAATATTAAAATGCGAGTAGGTATTCATAAAAGATTATGGGTTAAAAATGTAGTAGCGATTGGTTTATCTGCTGGTTTTATAGAACCATTAGAAAGTAATGGTTTATATTCTGTGCATGAATTTTTAATTGAATTAGTAAGAAATTTAAAAAGAGGTAAAGTATCACAATGGGATAGAGATAATCATAACTTTACTTGTTATAAAAAATTTCAAAGCTTTGCTGAGTTTGTTGCACTTCATTATGCTTTATCACACAGAGATGATACTAAATACTGGAAAGCAAATTTAAATAAAGAATGGAGTAAAGGTGTAACTGATAAAGTTAATCCGTTAGTTCATGGTATTTTAAACTCTATGATAGACAGAAATGCTAATTTTTACCATGATAAATTAGGTGGTATTTCTTCTATATCTGCTGGTATGAATTGGTCGCCAACAGATTTAGAAACATTAATAGCCTACAATAAAAATAATAATATGGAATATTGGAATAGTGTTTTTAAAAAATCCACAGATAATTTAGAATATAAAAAAAAGAAATGGAAAGATGCTGTTAAAGGTGCACCTATTTTACATGACTTTTTATTAAAAAATTATATGAAAAAATGAAAATTACTATTATAGGTAGAGGAAATGCTGGTTGTATATCTGCAATGCATTTTGCTCATTATAGAAATAATATAAATACAAAAATAGAAATAGATTTATTATTTGATTCTAACATTCCACCTGTTCCTACAGGACAAGGAACTACTTTAGATTTTCCTGAAATTTTATTTAATTGTTTTAATTTAGGATATTTAGACAAATTTCCATCTACAAAAAAAACAGGGATAATGTATGAAGACTTTGGTAAAAATAAAGATAAAGTTTTTCATAATTTTCCAGTAGGAAATTATTCTTTACATTTTGACCCTAAAGATTTTCAAGATTTTGTATGTAAAAATTTAAAGATTAATTTTAATGAAATAGATGAAAACGTAAAAGACTATAAACAAATTGATTCTGATTATATTATAGATTGCAGGGGTTCTCCAAAAACATTAAAAGGTTATGAAGAATTAGTTAGTCCTGTTAATTGTGCTTTGTTATCTACATTACCAAAAAAAGAAAATGATGTTGAATATACTAGATCAATAGCACATGAAAATGGTTGGTGTTTCTACATACCTTTGCCTGACAAAACATCTTTAGGTTACATATTTAATAAATCTATTACTAATGTTGATCAAGCCACTAAAAATTTTAAAAATACTTTTAATGTAAAAAAAGTAAACAAAGTTTTTCCATTTAAACAATATGTAGCAAAAGAACCTATTATTGATAATAGAGTTTTATTAAATGGTAATAAACTATTTTTTCTAGAACCTTTAGAAGCAACTGCTATGGGCTGTTATATTAATTCTGCTAGGTTTTATTTTGATTATATATTTAACAATGCCAGTAAAGAATACACATCTAATAAAATTAAAGAATATGTTTATCAACTACAAGATTTTATTTTATGGCATTATTCTTATGGTTCTAAATATGATACTATTTTTTGGAAACATTCTAAAAATTTATGGCATAGCCATAATAAACAAGAGATAGAAAAAATTATAACAATATCAAGAGACATGTCTAAACAAGACATACAAAAAAGCCTGCATTCAAATTTTAAATATGCACAATGGCAATTATGGAATTTTAACAATTTTATAAAAGGCATGGAATAGTTGTATAATTTGACAAAATTTAAAAAATAATCTATACACTAGGTTTGCAGGGGGAGGATCCACCACATATTCCCCTTGCTTTTAATCTGTTGCTCTCAATAGAAATGTGTTATAACTTAATAAACGGATTAATTTATGCTACAAAAGATAGGATTCCAACCTGGATTTAATAAACAAGTTACAGAAACCACAGCTGAAGGGCAATGGGTTGATGGAGATAATGTACGTTTTAGATATGGAACACCTGAAAAGATAGGTGGTTGGCAACAATTAGGTGAGTCAAAACTTACA